TCATTTTGTACCGTCAGGGCCCGCGGTACCGTTTTTAAACAATATCGGGCCCATGCCGTTAATGACTTTCAGACTGCCTTCTCGTGTTGGTCTGGTATAGTCGTTTGTCATGTCGATGTTTTTGTGACCTAACCAGTGCATGACGGACATTTGAGGCAAACCGTCCTGAAGCGCTTGGGTTGCAAAATAGTGACGCAACATATGCGGACGAAGCTCAATTCCAGTTGCATCTTTAACACGCTGAAACAGATTTCGGTTGATGTTGCTCGGATGAACCGGCATCCCAGTTTTCTCATTCAAATATATGAATGTCTCGGGCCCAATCTCACGATGAGTACGTGTCAGGATGTTCTTTGCATACTGAAGGGAATAGTCAATGTAGTCAATAATTGGGCCTGTCACATAGTTTGTGCGATAGCTGCTAGGAGTTTTTAGGGGACCGCCTAATGGCTGCTGCGGCGTTCTGCCAACGTAATAAGTGATTTCATAGTATGGTTTTCCTTCGGTTGTTCCTCGTTTAAATGAACGAAATTGGAGGCCAGCGAGTTCTTCACGCCGCTCACCAAGAGTCAAAAGGTACAGCATTGTAAGCTGATACTTATTCAAGAGCTTCCGGGCTGTTTCCATGAACTTGGCATAGTCTTCATCGGTAATGGAAACATCTTTAGGCGGCTTGGCTCCATTAATAAGGATTCCTCTGAGCATGTTCTTACGGATAATGTCGTTGTGCTCAGCATCGTTCATGATGATCTGCATAACTGAGTTAAGTGTACGCATTGTGGTTTGAGCCAAACCTGATTTGATCTTCTCATCAATAAACTGCTGATATTCTGATCGTGATATTTTGCTCATTGGGCGGTTCCCGAATCTTTCTTGTAGGTGCTTTCTATAATATGTCTTTTTTTGAATAACTGTAGCTGGCCTCCAAACGCCGAGCTCCTCACGGTTCTTCACCAAGGCAGCAAAATAAGCATTCAAGGTAACACCGCGGTGAGTTAGAGGATTAATGCCACCCGTAACTAAAGATGCTTCAAATCGTTTTAATTCGCCTTCTGCATCGTGCCAATTTGTAAATCCCGATCTTGTGTATTCATCACGTTTTCCTACACTGTTTTTAAATCCACGACGAATACCATATCGAGTACCGCGTCGTGTTTCATACCTATAAACATTGGGATGGTGAGGAACTTCTTTCCATTTACGCACAGCTTTCATATCCTTTCTATGTGTAGTTTTTTGGTTAAAATTCAAACGTATGTTCGTTTAAAAGGTTAAAATAAAAGCCCCGAAAGGCTACTTTTGTTCAACCATTAAAACCAGTGTGACTTAGCTCATAAGAATTGACATGACTTGAAGATGGGCTTAGAATTAAAAAGTACATAAGAGCTGGTCCCTATCCTTAAGTGGGTACGAAGACCTAGCTTTTTTTTTGACCAAAATTCATGATATCCCATGCAACAAAAAGTTTTCGATAAACTGATTTTTCCATACCAGTCTTTTTATTACGCTCTTTATAAATTTTAACAAAGTCTGGAAGAGCTGTATGAACCACATAATCATTGAAAGCTTTCTTATCAAAATTCTTACAATTGTAGAGAATACTGTTGAGCTTTTTAGACAAGTTCCACTGCTTCTTTAGGATTTCCGAAATATCATTAGTCTCGAAATTTTCAGGTGGGTGTTTAACTGTCTTAATTAGGCTGTCAAGATCAAAGTCAGAACTTGCCTTTCTTTCTTTGAGTCTATCCACTTCAAATTCTTCGAGACTGTTTTTAGGATTTGAAAAATCGTAATTATGGTAATGATGCAGAAATGGATATCTCCCTTTACTTTGCTCTCTAGCTATAAAGCGCAGAGCATTTTCAGGCATTATATCGAATTTTTTCGTAATATAATCTGTCAAATATGAAGTTGGGGTCGGAGTTACATAAATATTCTTGTTGTTGCCGATTGCAACAACAATTGGGGCATCTGCCTGAATTTGATCCATAACAACGTCCAAATCCGATGGGGAAAGTAGGACCGATGCAAGGGCACCTTTATTACCCTGTGAGATGATTAGCTTTTTAATTGCGTTGCTGTATTTTTGTAGTTCAATCGGAGTCAAGCCTTCGTTTATTTGAGTTATTCGTTCATAAATAGGCGCGTACTCTTTTGCTGTAATCAACGTATAGTCTAAATCTAAAAAAGAGTCCTTAACTATTTCTTCGGTTGCTTCCTTAGCATTCTCCTCATACTGAACGACAAAAATTCTATTTGCAGTTTTCCTGATATCCTCATGAGGTAATTGAGTCGAAAAATTTCTAAGAAGCTTTCTGATATTCAAATCGGTTAGAGAATAGCCAAAAAAGATTATGGGATAGTTAATCATGGAGGAGAGTATTTTGGCTGTAACCAGAATTGATTTGTCATCAAAGCTTGAATAATCTTCCCGGTTTATAATAATGCTGTTGGGATCTTTGACACTTCCGTGAATTTTGTAAATCTCTGCCCAACCGCTTCCCTCATCGAAAAGTCCTTGCTGACCGACAAAAACTTCAGGTTGTTGTTCGGTAACTTTCTCATATGATTGCTCAATGAAGGTATCATAATTAGTTGTAATGATCATTTTTGCTTTTGCTAACATCTCGCGGAACAGCGTGAGTTCGTTCGTGTCAACGTTCTTCTTCAATTCGAGTTTCTTGAATCTGTCAGAAATCGACCACTTAAAGGGAGAAATGCGACTTGATTGAGCTAACTTCTTTGTGAGTCCTTTAACCTCCAGTTTTCCTTGAAAGAAAGATGAATCAAAGAGCTTTTGAATGTGAGTTGCAGCAGCAATATTAGCTCTAAAATCCTGCTCTGGTCGTGAAAGACTATCATCTTTCAGGTTTTGGTTGTGAAGGAATGAATAGATGTCTTCCTCCTGATCAATTTTATCCCAATATTCTTCTAGCAATTCAGTCCATGAAGGGAAGTTGCTTAAATACCTTTTTGAGATGCCAGATCCAATAAACACAATTGGATACTGGTTTTTTAAATCGGATAATCCCATGATTTCACCTCTTCTTCCAGCCTTCCGCGGAAGGCAATTTATTTTCCTAAAAACTAAACTCGTTATGGGGTCGTATTATTGCATCCTTCTAACCATCATCATGAGCGCGCCGATAATGATAAAAACGGCTGCCCACCACAGGTTACTTCCGGGTTTGTCTGGGTCAATGAGCCAATGTAACCAACGGTGCCTGTTCCCGAATAGGGAGAAGTAGACGCCTATAAGAACAATGATGAGGCCAATGAAGTGTGCCTCACTTAATGTATCTGGACCGTTCATAAGTGCATCTCCAAGAACTGAGTTTAGATTTCGTTTAGCTTGCTGAACTCGATGTCATTGTTGTATCTAATCTTGACGGTTAGTGGGGTGCAACGAATGATGACGGGTCGATCATACTGTAACGATTTTTGAAAAGAATTGAGGTTTTCCGTAAAGCTTGGTAAGGCCTCCTCAGCGGTCAATACAACGGCCTTTGCACGCAATAGCAACGTTGAGTGGTGTAGCTCATTGAAACAGTAAACAGCCACCACAGGCTTCTCTAGGACGTTGTGAATGGTAGTAGTGTCGCGATCAGTGTAAAAAAGGATTTCTTTAAGCGATCGGTGTGATTTAAGTGGTGTCAGCGAAACTATATTAGGAAAACCGGTATCGGTATCAAGCGTAGCTACCTGCATAACAGTACACTCTCTTAACAGTATATCGGCCTGCCTGATCGTTGAATTTGCCATAAGTAAGACTCCTGTCTTAACTATTAATTTGACACGAGTAGCTATGTTTTTAACCGTTGATGGTGAATGCAATTCATCTTTGCTATAATTAGGTGAATGACGATCACTTTAATCATGAAAAACTGTCCAACAAGAACTCGTGTCCTACTGTAGACAATCCTCTTATGGTGAAGTCACCCTCTGTACGAGACTCGAATTCATTGAAGAACCCGGCAGCTTCGGCTTTTTGAATGTGGCATAACAGCTTCTCCTCGCCATACTTTTCCACGAGCCCATCGGCAATGAAACAGGCAGGCTCAACAATTCGTGAGTAGGTAGTGTGTCTTTCAACTGTGAGCAGAACATCACGGATGCAGTCAGGATCAAGCCTCATTATTCCACCTCCTCAGTCCTCGCCACCGGGGCTATTTTTGTGCCCACTGCCCGAAAGGCGAGAGGGGCTAATTCTTCCAGTATCCTATACGTAAAAGCAATATGAATCCAATAAATATGATGAGGCCAAAGATAATATTTGTCGTAAACACCCATACAAGTACAGAAACAACTAATCCTATTAGCAACAGGCAACCCGCATTACTTTCACGAGCTTTTTGCTTTCTGATGCCGTTAGCAACTTTATTTTCAAAATCTTTATCTTTATTTGCCAAGTATAATCACCAATCCTCTCAACAGGTCATTTGCTGCTGTCATCGTTAGTAAGATGCGCTACTACATCTTTTATTTTTTCGCTGTTTTTGTAAATATCGATTGGATGTACGAAATCAATTTGAGTATCAGTATCATCGTGCAATTCAATCCAGTTTCTATTTTTGCGGAAGTAGACTCGGAGTATCCATTTTCTGATATTATCATCAAGCAAAACATTTTGACTATATGCTTATAGTTTCGAACAATTGTGTGCCAACTTTAAAGCACCAGTTTGTTCAGACAAAACGAATAGGTTCGTTTGGTAGACCGTTTGCAACTTTTGTATTATGATTACATCGAAAGGCGGTGGTATGATGCAGGCTTTCAAAATTCAAGACGCGGTTAAGCTTTATTCGGCGCTTAAAAAAACTTACGAACGTGAAGATAATAAAATTCAGAAAATGCAAGAAAAAATTGATCGTGAAATGAAGGAAGCTTCTCTAACCACCAAACCAAGTGGTAGACCTCAAGGGCCTAAACGAAACTTAAAAATACATGGAGATAGGCCTAACTCTTAAAGAATCTTCCTTTTGCGAAATTCCAAAATTGGTTAGCGCAATCGATGATAAATAAGTGGTAATTGCGCCAATATCGTGTGGTGCCATTTGTGCATCTGCAAGGACTTGACGTTCCCAGTCTGTATTATCAGATTTATTTTCCACGATTCCCATTATATAAAGGGTTCGTGGATTTTTTTGTAACATTTGGAGCTGTGATGGGCTCAATCTAAAGAGAGATTTTTGTGCAAAGACAACGGTTTGCCCAGTAGACACAATGACGCTGTTTGGCATACTTTTTGAGAAGAAATTCGCCATTGCATAAACACTTTTAAAATTCTCTTGTGAGCTTTTGTCCTCTACTTTCTTTTGCTCTGCTTTTTGAATTCTCTTCTTAAGGTCATCTATTTGCATTTTTGCGTTGCTGGCATTTCTCGCCTTTGTTTGGAGAACTCTCAGTTGCTTTTTGTAACCATGTAGCTTTTCTTCTGAAACATTATCCGTAGAAAGTCTCAGCACTGGATCAATAGTTTCAGGATTGGTGCCAGCTTCAAGAGAATCGAAATCGTATAAGGAAAAACTATCTTTGTAAAGTACCAAGTCTCCTGGTTTCGCATTATCAACGGGAACAAGCTGATCCTTTAGATAGCCTTCAAGGATCTCGACTCCGTAATCACCGTATACTATATTCTCTGAATACTGATGTCTGTTATGTGTTGAACCTCCGTTGGTCCTAGAGTGGTTATTTTCGGCCGTCCCTGACCCATTTGCTAGCCCAGGGACTCCGCCGCCAATTTTTGCGGACTCTCTCCCACCCATAGTTGCAGCCTGAGTCAGTATGGAGGTTTTCTCATTCATACGCGTAGTTAGGGTGCTCAATCCCTCGTCGAATTGGGCTAATAAGGAATTCATCAAGTCTGTGTCAACGTAGATATACTCTCTTAATAGCTTTTTCGTCTCGGTATCATCATGTTTTTCCATTATACTCTCCTTCAAGAGGCTTAATCTTTTAGTTTTGCTTCGTCATATGTGCACCGCCACCGGGGCTATTTTTGTGCCCAATAAAAGCCCCAAGCCGTTTGGCTTCTACCAATTGCTCGGGGAAATAAACACTATTTCAGATCTATCTTGATTGACTTGTCATTCCAAAATGATGGCTGATATTGAAGCTGTAATGACTTAGCATCTGTTTTTGCTTGTCCTACAAGATTACCTGTAACTGTAGCACCTTTATCTAAAGAGCCTGAATGAAGAGTATCTTCAACATTTGTGGTAATCTCGCTGAAATCGGTTTTGTTACCATCGGCATTTAATTTGAAAAAGAAGGGGTTATAATCTTGTGACTTGTCGGTGTTGTTTGTGATTGTGATATTTGCGATTACATATTGCTTACCTGAATCCGGAGTGTTAATGTCATCGCCTTGGTCGAATTTGACATTATTTACCTTAATTTCATAGCCTTTATAGCTTGCAACTTCACCAACTTTATACACTTTATCTTCCGGTTCCGAAGATGAGGCTGTACTTGAAGATGATTTATCCGTTTTGCTAACTGCTGCTTTTTCCGTGGATTCGCTGCTTGATTTTCCCTTATTATTGAGGCCACCACCGATTGCTGCTAGCACAACAACAACTAATATCCAAAACCAAACGCGTTTGTAAAAAGGCTTTTTCACCTTATATTGCTTACCATCAGCACCCATTACTTTTTTTGCCATTTTGTTTTCCTCCATAAATAATTTTCAGCTTTTACCGTCTTCCGTATCTGGACTAACAACTAATTATATATAAAAATCTTTTATCGCTTCTGAAGCAGCATCTTCCATTGGTGATGGAATGCCAAAGGCTTCCATGAATTGATTCAGGTTGGCGTCTTCCTCATCAATATCGGCAAAGTATAAAGGAACAAGTATATGGATTCCGCCTATGTTAGCTTCACCCTCAATGCTGTTCTTTGAAGCCGAATAAAAGTACAAGCAAGCTGGGTCTTGATGTAGAACGTGCATTATTTCGTGTGCAGCCTGATAAGGCAATTGTTTCGGCTTATGCCAGTTCATATTAACCGCAATCCAACGTGTTTCAGGATTAGAAACTGACGGCGTGTACGGCTTCAGCTTATATGTCAGCTCAGCCCCAACTCCACGGTCAAAGCCATAGTTTAAAACCTCTCTCAGCATGTCACTAGTAAAGTCAGTCATCATGTTTGCCACCTCGAAGAAGTCTCTTGATTATCTCAAGATCTTCAGGCGGAATGGGGCGACCTTCAAAAGTCATGATGGTATCATTTTTTGGATCTGATATGTCTATTTTCTCCGGTTTTGAGCGAACGTCAGTAACTCCAAGCAAAAAATCAGTAGAAACGTTAAAGTAACGAGCCAGTTTCTTAATAGAATCTTGGTCAGGTGTTCTTTCGTTCTTTTCATATAAAGAGACAGACGCTTTGCTTACATTTATAATTTTCCCGACATCAGATTGTGTCATCATCTTTTCGTTTCTAAGTTCTCTTAGTCTTTCTCCGAAGCTCATCATATCACCCCATAGGAATAGAATAGTGTATACAAATTGTAAACTCAACAAAGTTTAAAAAAAGTTCACTTTTTTAGTTGACAGTTTACTAATTGTAGATTATAGTGTTTACATAAAGTTGATTAGGAGGTGATCATTTGAACGAAAAGCTGAAAGAACGCCGCAAGGAATTTCATCTTACAATGCAAGATATTTCAAATATGATTGGCATTAGCAAAGGATATTATTCATTGATCGAACGCGGAGAACGCCGTGTCAGCTATGAATTGGCATTTAAAATTGCCACTGCATTAAAAACGAAGCCGGATCTTATTTTTTTGGAATACCAGTCAACTTTAAGTAAACATAGTTCCGCCCAGCGAGAGGAGGCAGTCAAATGAACCGACAGCAAATGATCGAAGCGCTGATGAGCTACCGCGATGATAAGCCCAAAGCTTTTTGGGAAACCATGGACGATGACATGCTCGAAATGGCAATCAGTGCTGAAAGGGAACGTGCAAGGAACGAAATGATTGATTACCTTGCTACAGCTTAATCATCGCATATATCGCCGTGAAGCTACTACATCGGCGGTACACATTTGAAGGAGGTGTGGTTATGGCAATTAACATCTTTCAGGAACTTTCAAGAGGCCTTCAAGAAGAGGGCCTAACCCGTAAGAACTTGGCTGCGAAAATGCACGTTACGCAAGCCGCTGTCAGTAATTGGGAGGCAAGAGGCATACCAGACGATAAGCTGATTCCCATGGCGCTTGCAATTGGCAATGATCGCTTTCTAAAAGCGGTGATCGAATATCAAACCGGATTAAGAGTCTTTGCTGATGATCTCGATACTGATAATCCTCTGGTTGTTTATCTATACGAAAAAATGGCCCAAAAGAAATTTGAAGAGGCTAGAGAACGAGCAGAACCAGCAATGTCTAAAGGACGTGATCACTTCACACCAACCGACGTGAGCAAGATCAGATCATACATCGATTCAGGTGAATCACTAGTTGAAAGTCTGGAAAGTCTAATCGGATCACTAAAGTCCCAAATCAGACCAGTAGAGAAGGTGAAAGCATGGATGTAGCGGTGAAAGTTAATGAGGACGACAAGCTTGCTGAACTCATTGCAGTTCATCTTGCAGACAATCTTAAGCCAGTGGTTCAGGCGATGGTAAACAAAGCTGTTGAAGATGCTTTGCCTGGCCACGGAATGAACAAGGGCGAGTTAAGTGCAAAGCTGAAGCTGTCACTTGGTACTGACGCCTTTGAACGTATTGCATATCAATCAGGCATGCCACGATACGAATCTGGCAATGATGGTCACAAGAAGAGCGACAAGTCTCGTGACCGTTGGTACTCAAAGGCAGTTGACAAATTCATGGAAACATACACGGAGGACTAACGATGTTAGAAGCAATCATGTCAGTGCTGTTCAACCCATCATCGGCCGTTTGGAAGTATCTGTTTGTAGCTATGGCTGGCATCATGATCGGTGCCACGGTAGCAGGAGGTTGGAAACAATGGACACGTTAGGAGGAAGAACCATGCGTGATACGAAGGCATATTGGCAAGACATTCATGATCAAGCCGAGAACGTGATTTACAAGAGCCACGGAGATAGCGGTTGGCTTTGGATGTTCGAGCTTAGTCAACGGATGCTAAACAAATGCGCACAAAAAAATCCCGTAGCGCCAACTACGGGAAGTCAAAAACTTAGCACATTAAATTATAACCTAAGTTTATCACGGAAGGCGGTTGATGACCATGCTTGATTACAACACAGCGGTTCTGAACGAGTATCAACGACGAGAAGCACTTGAAGATAAAGCTATCGCTGATTGGGAATCCTATCACGGTACCGTCTTGCCCAAAGATATGGATATGGAGCAGGCGGAGGAGTTCTTGTCAATGGCTGATGACTGGAATGTTGATCGTACGAAGCCTTGGTTTTACCAGTCCCGGCATGCCTCTCCACTTGATGGCGCATTTAATGAAGGAAAAGAGTTTTCCTTTTTGAGCGATCAAGTTGTGGAGCATGGAATTGGCTGGTTCTACCATCGGGTCTTGCGCGATCCATCTGATTACTTCAGTGACCAAGCGATTGTCAACACATTGTTCGGAAAAGAAGATCCAATTTCAATCCTCGAATTTCTAAAAGAACGTGGATTCAAACAATGGCCAAGAAAACAGGAGGAGTACAAATGAGCAATCAATACGATCTAGCTAAGATGCCAGTCAAGAAATTAATTGAAACAGATGCCATTAAGAATAAGTTTGCAGCGCTTCTGGACAAACGGGCACCACAGTTTCTTTCATCAATTGCCAGCGCGGTAAGCCTTAATCCAAGCTTAGCCAGAGTTGATCAGTTAAGCGTTATCAACTCGGCCATGGTAGCAGCAACGCTCGATCTTCCGGTTAACCCAAGTCTAGGATTTGTCTACATCGTTCCATACAAGAATCAGGCGCAGCCACAGATTGGTTATAAAGGCTATATCCAATTAGCTCAACGATCAGGACGGTATCAGCGCCTGACTGCTTTACCAATTTATGAGGATGAGTTCAAGAGCTGGAACCCACTAACAGAGGAACTTGAGTACACGCCGAACTTCCATGATCGCGAAGCAAGCGAAAAACCGGTTGGCTATGCCGCATCGTTCAAACTGACTAACGGTTTTGAAAAGATGGTCTATTGGACATATCAGCAAGTCGATGATCATCGCAAGCGTTTCAGCAAATCTGGTGGTGGCGCGGAGCCCAAGGGCGTTTGGAAAGACAACTACGAGGCTATGGCACTGAAGACGGTAATCAAATCGCTGCTGACTAAGTGGGGTCCAATGACAACCGACATGCAAAGCGCGGTCAGTGCCGATGAAAAACCAGTCGAAGCTGATCCAGAACTGAAGGATGTTACCCCCGAAGATGCTAACTCGATCGAGGATGCACTTAACGCTACCGCTGAACCCGTCACAAAATCGGAGGTGAAGCCAGATGCTCTTAAGCCAGACATTACCCACGACCCAAATGCAGGAAAACAACCAGAAATCTTTGACGGTCAACAAGGATGATTATTACTCGCTGGATACCAGTTTCAAATATCAGTCTGCTACCTGGTTTAAGAAGTTTCTGACATGCGAAGCAGAAGCGATGGCCGAGTTGCAAGGTAAATGGACACCAAGAGGCGATCCGACTGCCTTGCTGGTTGGGAACTATCTACACAGCTATTTTGAATCCAAGCAAGCTCATGAGTCTTTTATCAAAGGACACCCAGAGATGTTCTCAACTCGTGGATCATCAAAAGGACAACTGAAAGCTCCGTATAAACAAGCTGATGCCATGATTAAAACACTTGAAGCTGATGAGAATGTTCAGCGACTTTATCAGGGCGAAAAAGAAGAGATCCTGACCGGTAATCTGTTTGGGGTCGAGTGGATGGGCAAGCTGGACTGCTTCGACTCCACAAAGTCATTCTTTTTGGATCTGAAGACCACACAGTCGCTTCACAAGAAGTATTGGAAACCAGGAGAACGTCAACCAACCAGTTTCGTTGATGCCTATAACTATCAGCTTCAGATGGCGGTTTATCAGGAGCTGATTTACCAAAATTACGGAACGCGACCACGAGCCTTCATCATTGCCGTGACCAAGGAAGATGTACCCGACCATGCCGTCATCGAAGTGCCACAGTACCGTATGGACGAGGCACTGGAAGAGATCCAGGACAGCACCGAACACGTTGAGGCGGTTAAATCCGGTCAGGTGCGGCCACATCGATGTGAGGCCTGTGATTACTGCAAGGCAACTAAACGAGTCGCCACAATTATCAGCATGGATGAGCTAGTCGAGTAGGAGGTGACTCACCGCATGGATTTATTCAAGCTAATTCGAGAGTTCTACATTCAGCAAAGCGTTAATCCGCTAAGCACAGGACAGATAGCATTATGGCATGGGCTGGTTTACCAATGTAACCAGCTAGGCTGGCCAAGCGAATTCAATATGCCGAATCGAACACTCGAAACGTTGACTGGTTTAAGCCGTCAGGGCATCATCAAAGCCCGCAACGCGCTAAAACAGTCAGGGCTGATAGATTTTCAAACTAACGGTGTTAAGGCAACGACCTACTCAGTCATCGATATTTCACGAAAGCTTAGTACGTCAGATAGTAGGCAACCTAGTAGTCAAGCTGATGACAGTGTGTCAGATAGTAGGCAACCTAGTAGGCAACCTAGTAGGCAACACAGTTTACAAGGTAGTTTACAACCTAGTAGGCAACACAGTAGCACATACACTAAACAAGACGAGACTAAACTAGACAAAACTAAACGACAACAGACTACTGCTCCAGTAAAGGCAGCAGAGAGGCCTACTGAAGAACCGTCATCGTCGTCATCATCAATTCTTGATATTTGCAATTTCTGGGAAGGCAACGGGTTTGGACAACTATCACCGTTCACCAGAGAAAGCCTTGTTGATTGGGTTGATGACATGCGAAAAGCAGGATCACCTGAACCTGAGAAGCTAGTTCTAAATGCGTTGCGGACTGCAGTTGAAAGCAATGTCAGAAACTACAAGTACGTCAACGGCATCTTGAAAAACTGGGAGAGCAAGCGTCTTCTCACGGTTACTGCTGTCGAAGCAAACGATAGTGAACGCAAAACGAATCAACCTCAGCGGCGTTACGGCAAGGCAGAGCGCGTTGATAAAGAACCTGATTGGTTAAAGCCTGGATATCAGGAACCAAAGCATGAAGTGACGCCCGAACAGCGTGCCAAGCTGGCTGAACAACTTGAAAAGCTCAATAAACTCGGCGAAAAGAATTAGGAGGGAAGCATATTGCTAAACAGTGTCTCACTAACAGGCCGACTGACAAGAGATGTTGACTTGCGCTACACACAAAGCGGAACCGCTGTCGGCTCGTTCACGCTAGCCGTTGATCGCCAGTTCCACAGTTCAAACGGAGAACGTGAAACTGACTTTATCAGTTGTGTGATCTGGCGCAAGTCGGCTGAGAACTTTGCAAATTTCACCAAAAAAGGCTCCTTGGTTGGTGTGGAAGGCCGTATTCAAACGCGTACGTACGATAACGCGCAAGGGCAGAAAGTATTCGTGACCGAGGTAATCGTTGAGAATTTTGCTTTGCTTGAGTCACGACAGGCATCTCAGAACAGTTCTAAATCACAGCAAACAGCCAATGCATCAGCGACAGCGACCACAAACGCGAGTCAAATGGCTCCAAATGCTTCGCGAGCGAATACCACGGATCCGTTTGCTAATAATGGCCAGCCGCTCGATATTTCTGATGATCTTCCGTTCTGACTTAAAAGAAGTAATTAAAAATGGAAAATTGGAAAGACATTGAGAATTACGAGGGAATCTATCAAGTATCTGACAAAGGCAAAGTGCGAACGATCCCCGGGAAAACGGCAGTACGCATGTTTAACGGGCGCGAAATTGTTCGGCATTGGAAAGGACGAACACTCAAGCAGAAGACTGATAAGGGCGGATACAAGCGCGTTACGTTGTGGAAATCTCGTGCTGGTAAGCAGTTTTTGGTTCATCGGCTAGTATGCGCGGCTTTCCATGCGAACTATGAAAATTTACCGGATGTGAATCACATCGATGGAAACCCGTCAAATAATAATGCCGATAATCTGGAATGGGTCACTCCACGTGGGAACTTGATGCATGCATATGAGCATAAGCTCAACAAGGCAGCAGTTCCTGTTGTATTGCGCGATCCCTCAACTGGAAAAATTAGATATTTTTATAGTCGGTCTGAAGCCTGCCGTTTTCTTGATCGCTGTCCTGAGTACATTGGAGACGCAATTAACCGTGGGGATACAGAGGTAGACGGGTATGAATTATTTACAGTCCTAACAAAGTGATGCCATTCCAGAAAAATATGGAGGATCAACATGTGGCACATCATTGAAAGATTTATGCGTGCAAAAGGCTACAGTATCAGGAAACTTTCCAGAGTTGCTGGGTATAAAAATCCAACAACTATTTATTCAATCAAAACCGGTCAAAGCAAAGATCCGTCATTTTCAACGATGATCCGAATTGCGGATGCTCTAGGCGTTAGCCTTGACGAACTGAGGCCTGATAAGCAAGGAGAGAAGAAAGCATGACACAAGTAACGGTACGGTTTTACAAACAAGGAGACAAAGTGTGGCGCGATTTCAAAGCTGAATTGATCAAGCGCTATGAAAACTCAGCAATGCTAGACATCTCGAAAAGCGAAGCATTCTCAAAAATAGAGAAGCAAGAGTTCAACAACCGGATCATTGTATCAAAGAAAGCGATTATCGAGAAACGTGCGGTAGCCGGTGTTGATGACAGCGACATTTTAAAGACTTCAGTCAACACCGGCCTTAAAAAGATTTCAAAAAAGCGAAAAGAAGCCCGTGCCAAATACGCGCGCGGAATTGCAGAAGCGGCCTCACAATGTGACACGCTGATTGACGTTGCAAAACGGATTGGGAAGTCAACAACGTTCGTGAAGCGGGTTGCAAGCGAGTTTGAGATTAAGTTGCCGAGTCGTAACAACGGGCATGAAGAGATTGTGAGCCGTTAGCAATGGGTATTCGCAAGAGACGCAGAGGCAAGTACAATGCGCAGCCAGTCGTAATTGATGGCATTCGATTTGCAAGCAAAGCAGAGGGCGCCTATTACATGCTGATACGCAACAAGCCACAGAAGATCACGATGCAAGAGCCGTTTGAGATTCTGTCTGCTTTCAAAATCAATGGAAAACGATACTCGGCAAGAAAATACAAGCCTGATTTCTGTTTTTATGACGGTGAAAAGCTTGCAAAAGTTGTTGACGTTAAAGGCGGAAACGCGACTTTGACCACCGATGCTAGACTTCGAATGTTGCTGTTCATGATCAGGTACAAGATACCAATCACGATTGCTAGATATGACTATCACACAGGGCTATTAACGGAAGAGCAACTTTAAAAACTAAGGAGAAAAAATCATGAATAAAAAATTGACATTTACAGTAACCGTTTTGGCAGGACTTACGTTTGGAGCCGGTGCAACCGCCATTGCCGACAATGTTTGGCAAGGTCACCAGAACATCGTGGAGACCAAAAACAATATCGACAAATTGACGGCTAAGATCAACGCTTCACAATCTAGCTTGTCAGATTTACAACATCAGTTGTCTGACGCGCAGGCACAGTATGCGGCACTCAAACAGCAATACGACAACGATATGGCAAGCAAGGACGCCCAGATTCAGCAAAAGATCGTTGAAGGCCAGCGAGCAGTCGCCCAGAAACAGGCCGAGGTCGATGCTAAGCAGAAGACCATCAATGACCTTACATCACAGTTAGAAGCCGCCAAACAGGCAAACAATGACTTATCACAGGCCATCAAAGACGCACAGAGCATCAAGGACTATTCCGATCAGGCTGTGAAGTCAGTCGGTGCGAAATGAGTCATAGGGGCTGCTATGTGGCTATGAGGAGGCCGACCAATGAAAACAGGAGACGACACGTTCGATGACATCTACATCAGCAAAAAGACTGGCAAGGTTGTAGGTGTCATGTACGAAGATGTGGACTACAAGCTAGTGCCCGTAGAACCAAAGCAAAAAAAGATGAATTACGAAAAAGCACTAAAACGTGCAGAAAAGCTGCTTTCTATGGGCGATTATGTGGACGGTAACGTAAACGAATATGCCAATCTGAAAGCTGTGGCACTTGTTAAGAATATTTACGGGAGAGAGGACGAAAAATGAAAGTAACAGCAGCATTTGCATTGCCGCATGACCACTATGATTGGAATCAGGGGCTATATCAGTTGGCGATGGTTACGCGTAACTGCTTAGTTGACAATGATCATGAAAATTTTCGGAAGTACAATGTCATGCTTTGCAATTACGCACGGGAAATCTTTAAGATTCCTAACTTGATGATTGTTGAATGGGAGCCGTCAAATGACATTGCAGTCATCGTGTTAGATGGTACCCCAGATGGTCGTTGTCACACGGCATATGATATTGGCTACCGTCATCTTCCAGAAGAATACAAGGACGAAGGCAGGCAATACAGCATTCCATTCATCCATTCGCAAGAGGAACTTGATGATACGTTGGCACACATTCACAACATGAACATCTTACACAAACTGGAGGACGAAAAATGAGCGAAGAAAAACTGTACGCGGTAAAGAACGATAAAGGGGAATGGATGTCATTAGACGGCACGCAAACGGAAATTTGGTACTCCAATAACCCCACATTATTCAAGGATAAGAGCTATGCGGAGGCTCAAAGCATGGGCCGCAAAGCCCACGTGGTCGAGCTAGTCGAGCCTAAAAAGGTAGTGCTAACCAAGGAACAAGCCGAAATCGTTGACTTTGCAAATGGTTATTATCTTCCGGCCAGATATATTTCTAACAATTCTTCTGATGAGGATGAAGAGTTGCTGATGAATGCTTACGTCAACGGCTACACCGTGGCAAAGGAGAAGAAGTATCTAGTATATAAGGAACTCGGGGGCAAGCAGAAAAACAAGCAAGTTGCTCAAGCATACCGATCAACTCTTTTCCCAGATACGATCATTTGGCTAATTATGGAACACAAAATCATGAGCACTACTGCCTCTGATCAGTTCACCGAAGCAGAGATCGAGCATTACGGCTTGCAAGACTGCGAGAAAGAAGAGGTGACTGACGATGCTGATTAAGCTAGACAGCGGTGACTATGTAAACACGGATTACATTGAACGATTGTGGATGATTAATGAACATGACGGCTTCATCAGGTTTGTTAACGCTCCAGACGTCCCTATCAGTGAAAACGATCGTGGCCTTATTCTAAAGGCCATGAAGCCAAAGATCATGCTTACAGTAAGCAGTAACGGAAATATGGAACCAACAATTTATCATACAAAAGATGGGACAGACTATGGTGCCATGGCATTCTCACCATTAATTCATGACCAAGAGGTGACTGATGATGACGAATAAAACTATTCAGGTGGTTAACCATTGGTTTAACGATTCTGGGGATGTAGAAATTGTACTCTTGAAACCACTTATTGATAGAGAGCTGATGAATAACTTGTTCTGGTATTCCGGTGATGAACGACCACTATGGGTACGTGGTACAACGTTAAGTGATGACGAAGTAATGGCTACGCATCCTTATAAGCAACGAAAAATGCAGTCAATTGAGGACGACATTCCCGATGACTGCTATATGGCTTTAATGTAAGAGGTAACTGATAATGACGTTCATTAGGCTTCAAATTAAAGAAGGTTGATTGAAATGATTATTGAAAATATGGCACCCTATGCAAAAGATACTACAGTAAATAAAATTTCAGAAAAACTAAATCGTGAGGGGTTTAATCCAGAAAACTGGGTAGTAAAAGAAACCCCATTAGAAAACTTTTATACTATTTCAAATTTAAGCGATAGTGTAGAGTTTAGTATTCTTGAAGAGGAAAACGGAGATATTACGCCAATGTATACAGTCTTTACTGGTGCAGTTGGAGAAGATAAAGAAGCTAGAACAATTACTGAAGCTATTGAAAAGGGAACGCTACCTTACCAAGACGGGGGTGCTAATAATGAGTAATGAGACGAAGCGGGACGTGTTGGTAGATGCTGTTGACGCACTGGCTGATGCACAAGCAAGCGGTGGCAATATCGGACACCAAGACGCAAATTTATTCATGGCTGAATATGCTGCCGCCTTGCCAGATGATCTGCCGGTGATTCCGGAAGCCATAAGTGATGCAATCAAGTTTTATTGGACGACTTATGGTAGTGAAAAAGGTTTAACGGATTTATTGTTTGATCTAGTTGAACCGTGGCGCATTGGTGTGGAAAAGGTTGTTTATGCAATTCATGAAGATATTAGAAAATATTATCTCCTGCATAGTGATGTAATAGCCCGTGCATGGGTGCTAGGTGTCTGGCGTGTTGAGGAAACCGGCGAAATAGTTAAATTGGAGGAAGAAAAATGAAATACTACGAAACAGAAGAACCTTTCTATAGTTTGATCGTTGCTAACAACACTAAGGAAGCCCTCAATTTATACCGTGAAATGTATGGAGATAATGATGATCCAGAAAAGTTTAATGAGTTAAGCCGTGAAGAAGCACTGCATCGTATTGCTTCTGCAAAAACGGAAGACGGAGATAATCTCACCTGCGAGGAGGTTAAAGAAGATTTGGACGCTGAGGCACACACAATGCTTCTAGTAGACGGAGACATCTTATAGGAGGCGGAGAAATGAAACGAGAGATTAAGTTCAGAGCGTGGGATAAGGGATACGAGTGTTACTTGTATGACGTGCAGGGAGCATATGACACGCTGAGCGGCTGCGTTAAGTATGAAAATGGTGAGAATGCTGTTTATGACGAAGAGTGCTTTGCTGGATTCTTGGATAATGATCAGTATGTTGTCGAACAATACACCGGTTTACACGACAAGAACGGGCGGGAAATCTACGAAAATGACGTATTGCAATGCACGTCATACACATATGGCAATGGGGAAACTGGTAAAACCAGTCTTTTAGTCAAATATCATGAAATGAGTGCTGGGTTCATCGCTGGCCCTTATATGTTAGGAAAACTGATGGATATTAGGAAGTGTGAGGTCATCGGCAATATTTTTGAGAATCCGGAGATGCTGGAGGCGGACGAGAATGACGACTAAAGCTGACATAGACGCGGCACAAAAGGCTATCGATGCCGCGAACAATGCAATCGGCAAGCTTGATCTGTGTGGCCTGTATGATTGCGCGTGGCAAGCACATGATGGCTATCAACGCATCATCGATTACAACAGGTAACAGTTGGAGGAGACCGAGCATGACTAAGGAAACTAAACAGGACGTATTTGAGGACGCATTGAGAGCATTGGAAGAGTTCGGCGAGCAGGGTAGTAGTTGGGAGATGGCCTACGATGACCTAAGCGCCCGTTACGCTGCGGCCAGTAACAGCGACACAGACTGCCCATACTGCCATGATCCAATCGTGATTAATTATTGTCCGATGTGCGGACGCAGGCTGGAAGCAAAGCATTGATTGCCGTCATGCTGATAATCTCAGGTGCTGCAATGTGGATGTGGGCTAACTGGAAAACTAAGCATTAGGAGATGAATGACTTGGACAGCAAACGAACATTGGCAGAAAACCTTAGGGAGAATATATACGATCTGAACATGACACAAGCCGAATATGCAAAAGAGATCGGAATACCCTACACCACGCTTCAATATGCAATCTCTGGGAAGGGCAGTGTTTCACTTAACACCTTAGATAAAATCGCATATGGAGCTGGGATTGATCCATGGGAGCTCATTCGGCCTTCTGAAAGCAAATAAAAAAGCGCGTCTGATGAGGGACGCGCTTGAGGCCAGTGTGTACGATTGAGAGTAAATGGAATAAAAGATTAGGAATTGGCCTCCAATGACAGTATAGCAAACACACATGTTGAACGCACGTTTAAAAGCATCAAAAAAGCGCGCCGGGTGTTGACGCGCTCTGGAGGCCAGTGTGTGAATTGCACCAGGGTAATAATCATTTTGGAGTGGGCCTCCGAAGACAGTATAACAAAAGCGCACCACGAAGGCACGCTTATCCTACAAACCCAACCAAATCATACCATAAGGAGTGGACGCAGTGGTGCGAGCAACGAGTTACTTTGGCAAGAGAAGCAAACAAGATCGAGATGAAACAGCTGCCAATGCTGAACGTATTTTACTAGAATATCCTCGGGCTAAGTCAAAAACTTTGCGTGGTGCCGTATCAATTCAATCGCCCACTCTTGATGGAATGCCTAGAAATGATACTGTTTCTAATCGTAATGAGGACAGAATAATTAATACTCTTGATGACGAGGATTTAGTAGCACAGTGCGATTATATTGTTAACAAGGCGATGCCAAACGTAAGTAAAGATCCGAATTGGGCAAAGATCATTAAATTAGCGTACTTGATTCCCCAACCAATGAAAGACGTTGCTATTCAGCAGCGGCTTGGCTATGGGCATACAGCATATTATGATGCAAAAAAAGAGGCGCTTTGTGCTTTTGCCGAGCTTTGGCCACCTTTTCCTACAGAAATTGTTACTTATTTCTAGACCGGACACTTTGCGGACAAAGAGCGGACACTTCGCGGATAGTCAACGTCATATGATGGTATTGTGCCAAAGGTGATAAACCTGAGACACCGCGTTTTTCCTCCGAGCCTCAGTGATGATAAAGCTGTGGCAAGGCGTGGCAATGAGGACTGACTGCGATAGTCAGGCGGGTTCGATTCCCGCATGCCACATTGTCCAGTTTAGCGACCGGACGCAGCTTGCGATGACCCCATCTGACACTGGGAGAGCGAGCAGCAACTGACGTTTAGGCGTTAATGGGAACCAGAAATCGCGTTTTCGTGGTACCTGTTATCGGGTTCGATTCCTGACAGTTGCATTGGATCAAGTCTGGGAAGCCCTAGGAGTAGGCACCGGACTATGGCACTTCACTTCATGTGAGGTGCTATTTTTATACATATTTCAGGAGGCGAGGGCATGAAACTATACTTGGTTACATGCGAGACTGGGGACGCCGATCAATGGGAAGGCGGAACTGCCGAGGTTGATGCTGTATTTGCTACAACTGATAAAGCCAAGCTCGATGATTATCTATCAACTAGAATGCATGGCTATGACAACGTAGTCACAATGGAACTAGACAAGGAATACCCTGAAGGAACAAAATCCTCTAAGTGTCTTGCATCGTGGTGGGAAGAAGGGCCGTGCGATGACGACCCAATGGACATCTAATTTAAATTTTCGGAGGCGAGTAGATGCAATGGACAGATGAACAGATCAGTGACATTAGGAAGCTCGCCTCTGAAGGCTTTACCAGACGCGAGACAGCCGGCAAACTTGGGATTAGCTATGATGCGCTGCAGGGAAAAGCAAGACGGCTTGGCGTCGAATTTCAGAAGCCACTAAAGAATGAATATGATTCAGACGGCACACAGTCCAGTGAGACTATCCTAAAGGTTGTCAGGGGTCACAAAATGACGCCTAGAGAGGTTTTGGAAGCTCACGGGTACGATTACACCAAGTGGGAGCTTGTACGTGCCACGAGCAATTTTTGGAAGCAGACGCCTGAAGCGACATTGTATCAAAGCAAGATACAAATCAGACCGCTAGTCGATGCTGAACAATATGAATCATTGATGAATGACATCATCACACACAAGGAGCCGTATCAAGCTAAGGCTCCTATTTTTGTGGAATCAGATCGCTATCTGGTCATTCCTGCTTTTGATACACATTTCAACGGTCACACATTCGACGTCTATGCTGAATCTCTTAAACGGCAACTAGAAATCATTGAACGCGGCCACTACGCAAAGATATTGCTCATTCTGGGCGGTGATCTGGCTCATGTGGATAATATCAACTCAACCACAGCAAAGGGCACACAGCTCGAAACAACTGACCTAGGCGAGACTGTGAACGAAATGGAGCAATACTTCGAGACACTGATTGAAGCAATCATTAAGAACGCCAATGAGTGTGAGGTCATGTATTGTGCCGGAAATCATGATCCGTCAGTTGGATATATGTTCGCACGTCTATTGAAACGTGCCTACAGCAACCAGCCGAACATCACTTGGGACATATCACTGAAGCATTACAAAGGCGCTATGCTCGGTCACAACTTCATTGGTGCCACTCATGGTGACAAGGGCAAGAACAATTACCTTGCAAAATACCTAGACGAGTTTGGCTTCATGTTAGGCACAGCACAGAACCGCGAGCTATTTACGGGGCATCTACATTCAGAAATGAGCAAAGACCTGGGCGGATTCGTTCAGCGTCAAGTATCGACACGCAAGCCAACCGATCAGTGGACTGATGATATTGGCGTGGTTGCTCACAAAACGTTTGAGCTGGTCGAATACAGCGATCATGATACCCGTGCCATTTACTATGTGTGAGGTGATTTCATGGCTCAAATGATTACAACAAAATACGGCGTTTACATGCCGAAAGTTGAAGCGTGGACCATCGGCAAGATTGACAGAGAAATTGTCCGTTCACGCTCTAATCAAGTTAAGACGCGAGGCGGATACGCACATCCTGAAAGTAAGGTATGCTTGTCAAAAAGGGGGTGGATACTGTGGCATTCCACTTGCCGTCACCAAAAGACGTCTATAAGAACCTCAAGGACAAGTTGAAAAAACAGCGGGACAAGGCCAAGGCTGATAAGAAGAAACAGCCTAGTAAAGACAATCCAGGAGTAACAACAGCTTAATGAATTATAACCAGCGATAGCTAACTAGCTACCGCTTTTTTAATGGAAGGAAGGTGTGGTGATATGTAATGCGACTGACAGCAAAACAGAAGAAGTTCGTTGATTCTTATATTGCTGATAGCAATGCCACCAAAGCGGCACTAGAAGCAGGATACAGCAAAAGAACGGCTAGGTTTGCCGGTGCAGAAAACCTAACAAAACCTAACATTAAAGCTGCCATCGACGAACGCATGAAACGCCTAGAATCTGACAAGATTGCCAAGGCTGCTGAGGTGCTTCAATACTTCACTACCGTTCTCCGTGGAGAGGCAAAAGAGACAATTATAGTTAGCACTCCAGACGGTGCAGATGCTGTTGAAAACGAGCCAAGCATCAAAGACCGCATGGCAGCAGGACGCGAATTGTTAAAGCGTTACCCTGGCAATGATGAGTTGCTCAATGCTCAGCTAACGAAGATTATTACTGATATTGAGAAAACTAAGGCTGATGTTCGCAAGTCCAAAGCTGAGGCTGACATCATGGAAGCCAAGGCCAACGCCTATCGCACACCAGAAGGACAAGATGGAGGACTGAACAAGCTTTTGGCAGCAATTGATGAGAGTATCCCAAAGGGTGGTGATGTCAATGACAACTCCGATTGATCAATTCAAAGGGAAACAGTTAGACATCATCAACTGGTGGCGCCGCTATCCAGACAAGCAGACAATCATTGCTGATGGTGCTGTGCGTTCCGGAAAGACGTTTGCGATGTCGATCAGCTATGTTCTGTGGAGCATGATTGTGTTTGACCGCGAGCAATTTGGCATTGCCGGTAAAACCATTGGATCATTACGCCGAAATGTGATTAGGCCACTCAAACAAACATTGCAACAAGTGGGATTCTCAGTTGTGGATCGGCGTTCAGAAAATATGCTGGAAATCAGCCTTGATGGAAGAACCAACCTATACTACTTATTCGGTGGTAAAGATGAAAGCAGCCAAGATCTGATTCAAGGGATCACACTTGCCGGAATGTTCTTTGATGAAGCAGCTCTCATGCCACAGTCGTTTGTCAATCAAGCGACAGCACGTGTTTCCGTAACTGGCGGCAAATACTGGTTCAATATGAACCCAGAGGGCCCGTATCACTGGTTCAAAACTGACTGGATTGATCAAGCGGACGAAAAACGCGCATTGCGTCTCCATTTCGTGATGACGGACAATCCTAGCCTGAGCGATGAAGTCATTGACAGGTACGAACATATGTACTCTGGAGTGTTCTACCAGCGATACATTCTGGGACAATGGGTTCTGGCTGATGGAATTGTCTACGACAACTTCAATAAAGACGAGATGGTCAGCAATCCGAACCAGCAACCAAGCCGATACTATGTCAGTGTTGACTATGGCACACAGAACCCCACAGTCTTCTTGCTTTGGGGTAAATGCGGGTCAGTTTGGTATTGCCTCAAAGAATACTACTACGATGGACGGCATAGCAGCAGACAGAAGACAGATGATGAGTACGCTAGGGATTTTAGCCAATTTGTCGGTGACATACGCTGTGAAGTGATTGTTGACCCTTCAGCGGCTTCATTCATTGCCAAGTTGAGAGAAAGCCGGTATCGAGTGATTAAAGCTGATAACGATGTGCTAAACGGTATTAGAGAAACGCAAACAGCTATGAACTCTGGTGAGATCAAGTTCACACCTGGGCTAACTAATCTGTTCAAAGAGTTCGCTTCTTATGTGTGGGATGACAAGGCCAGTCAAAAGGGTGAAGACAAAGTGGTCAAGGCACATGACCACGCAATGGACGCCATGAGGTATTTTGTCATGCAGGTAATCAAACGGAGAAATGCAGCTCATACGTTCAAGAACACAAGCAAATACTTCTAAGGAGGTGGCCATCATATTAACAGTTCAAGGTAAAGGCTCAATCACAGACGGAGATGTGTTTATTTTCCCGACTGATGAAGAGCTAACTGGCGATGACATCAATGCGTTTATTACCGCCAATGATGATCTAGCTAAAAACAAGTACCTTCCAGCAAAGAAAATGTACCTCGGTCAGCACCAGATTATTGATGATGCGAAAAAGGATCATGGGCCAGACAATCGTCTTGTTGGCAACTTGGCTCATTATATCGTGGATACCTACAATGGGTTTTACATTGGCATTCCACCGAAGATCACGCTCGACAATACACAGGACAACACTGTGCTGCAAGAGTGGAACGATACGAACAGCGTTCAGGACAAATTAAGCGAGATCAGCAAGCAAGCAACCATTTACGGACGGGCGCTTGCTTTTTTGTACCAGGACGAAGACAGCAAGACGTGTATTGCATACAGCTCGCCTATCAATTCATTCATTGTCTATGACGACACGGTAGCGCACAAAGCCATTGCGTTTGTCATGTATTGGCATGATGAAGACAAGACGTTGACCGGAAAGGTATATCTGAAAGACGGCATATACGGCCTTGATATGACACGCCTTGAAGGAAAAGACGGCTTTAATCCATTTAGTGAAGTGCCAGCAGTTGAGTTCTTCATGAACACCGAGCGACAAGGCATCTTTGAGAACGTTGAGACGCTCATCAATGCTTTAGACAAGGTGCTAAGCCAGAAGGCGAACCAGAATGAGTATTTTGACAATGCGTACTTGGTTCTCAAAGGCCTGAAACTCGATGAGGACGATGACGGCAACCCCAAACTCGATCTTAATGGCAACCAAATCATCTATGCTCCAGACGCTGATTCTGCTCAAGGCGTAGCTGAATTTCTGACCAAACCTGATGGCGATGCCATTCAAGAACACCTCATTGACCGTCTCATCAGCATGATCTATCAGATTAGCATGGTTGCAAACTTGAACGATGAAGCATTCAGCGGCAATAGCTCTGGTGTTGCATTGCAATACAAATTGCTACCAATGAGGAACCTAGCGGCCAATCAGGACCGTAAGTTCACTCAGTCACTCCGGTCGCTTTACAAGATTGCATTCAGTGTTGGGACAATCCTTCCAGAAAGTAAATCTGATGACTGGCAAAAGCTTAACTTCGCATTCACGCGAAATCTTCCGGAGAACATTACCGACGAAGCGGACGCGGCTTCTAAACTCAAAGGGCTTGTATCAGATCAAACCATGCTGAGTACCTTATCGTTTGTCGATGATCCTAAGGCTGAAATTAAACGTATTGCTGACGAGACTGCCCAGAAAGCAAAGGACGCTGCTACTAACAGCCCATCAAGTCCAGACTTCCAGAAATTCATGAATGGTGACGATGCCAGCGGTACAGATGCTAAGACTGTTCAGCAAGTAAGCCTTAATGGATCTCAGATCACGTCTATGATTTCAATCGTGCAACAGGTTGCCTCACATGCTTTGCCAAGAGAATCAGCTATTCAAATGCTTACTTCCGCGTTTCCCTTTGATGAGGAGAAAGCTGCCGAGATTCTGGGAGATGCCGGCAAAGGATTTGAACTGACCCCAGACGGCAAGCCTTCGACTGATGGAGGGAGCAATGATGACAACAACGACTCAGCAACAGATAGCGAGTAATTCTGCCTACTGGAATAAGCGAACGGCCGCTGAACGGAAATGGATTGTCGAGAACCTTAAGAATGACGAGGCGTTCAATGCCCGAATTCAGGAATATTTTGACAAAGCCCTAACCAACATCCAAAAGGATATTGACTCAGAGTTTGCCAAGTATGCCGCATATAGCAACGACAGTATGGCCGGTGCGCGTCAAGCAGTGATGGCCACCGATGTTAAAGCTTATCAAGCGGAAGCAAAGTCGATTGTTGATGATGCTAGAAAGATGTACAACGGCGAACCGCTCAAATATTCCGACTTCAGCAAGGATGTAAGTGATCGTCTCAAGCTATACAACGCTACCATGCGCATTAACCGTTTAGAAATGCTCAAGAGTGAGATTGGTCAAGAAATGCTTGATGCACACATGAAAGTGAACGCTGATCTAATCTCAAAATTGAGCGATGATTATCAATTCGAGATCAAACGGCAAGCCGGAATACTTGGAGAGACAGTATCTAAGGGCGGGTACACTGATTTAGCCAAGTTGCTCTCCAAACGAGAGGGAGATTACACCTTCTCACAGCGCATTTGGATCAACCAAGACATTCTTAAAGCTGAACTGGATGAGCTATTGACTGCCGCCACCATTCAAGGACAGAGCCCACTAAAGATTGCTCGCAAGTTACGCGGTCAAGTGGCAGAAACGGTGAACAATCACCGCTATGTGACAGAACGAATTGCACGTACTGAGGCGGCCCGTATTCAGACACAGGCGCAATTAGATAGTTTCCACAAGTTCGCCTATGACTATTGCAAATGGGTGGCTGAACCAAGCGCGTGCGATGTGTGCAAGGAGATTTCAGAAGGTGGTAGAACTGGTAGAGGCATTTATCGTGTAGACGATGTGCCAGATATTCCAGTTCACCCCAATTGCCGATGCTCCATTGCGGCTTATATGCCAGACGATGATTAGGAGGAATTACCATGAGCAATGAAGATTTGAAAACTCGTGAAGGCATCAAGAAACGACTACTTGATTTGGCCGCATTAGCTAATGGCATCAAAGATTATCAGCTAGGAGCGCTTATCCTCACCGCATACAATCGATGCGATGACAATGTGACCATTCAGAATGGCAATTTATATGTCAACGGCAAACTGATGATAATCGACAATGCGACACTTGCCAATTATATGGCACTGTCATTTACTGCCGACACTAAATCAGCATATTCAGGAGGAAAAGCAATGAAGCAACTAATCGTTTTTACAAATAATGGACAGACATACATGTTTGATAATGTCTCTGATTTCAAGCCAACTACTAAGGGATTCAGCTTTGAATATACTGGCAATGCAACAGGCGTGAAACGGACAGCAGTATTCAATAGTACAAGCGCTTGTGGATACGCGTTGGCAGATGTCGCTGAAAAGGCGGCATCAACCAAACACGAGCTTGATAAACGATCTAGAGGTGCACAACGCCGTAAAGGATTTTTATAAGCCGCAGCTAGCGGCTATTTTTATGCCATCAAGTCCAAGCGTGATCGACTCTAAAAGCTCCGGTAAATTAAGACGCAAGCCTGATCCGTCTAAAAAGCTGTGGAAGGAGTTCTGAACATGATTTCCAAGATTTTAATGCCTATGAATTTGCAATTTTTCGCTGAAGATACTGGTGCTGACGGTAGTCAAGAGAACCAGCAAAGCGGCGAATCTCAAAGTGACAATGACACCAACGCTCAAGACTCGGAAAATGGCCAAGACAGTTCTGATGAAAGCTCTGATCGGCATACCTACACGGACGAGGAAGTCAACGATATTGTTAAAAAACGTCTTGCTCGTGCCGAGAAGGAGAAACAAGCTGCTGTTGACGAGGCCGCAAAGCTGGCCAAGATGAATGCCGACCAGAAGAAGGACTATGAGCTAGAAAAGGCTCAAAAAGAGCGAGACGAACTCAAGTCACAACTTGCCACATACGAGATGGGCAAACAGGCTCGATCGATGTTTGAAGACGCCAAGCTGACAGTCACTGAGGACGATTTGCAGCACGTTGTAACGCCAGAGGCAGAATCTACTGAGTCGAATGTAAAGTGGCTCATTGCGCATGATCAGGCAGTGGCTGAAGGTGTTCGTCAAGAGTTGCTTAAGGGCAGCACGCCAAAGGATCACGGGTCAAAGGTGGAGACTCCGGGCGCGGCATTTGCTAAACAACGGAATCAGCAGAGCCAAGTTGTCAACGACCCATGGAAACAAAAATAAGGAGGTACTTTTATGTACGCAGGTAAAAAGGTAACCGCATCTGAGATCAACTTCTTGGATAGCGAGAAATTCGTTTCATTCACTCACCAAGCCGACAGTTCAACTGATGGTGTCGTAAAAGGTGTATTGCCAGCAGGTTCTATCTATCCAAAGAACGATGCAACGGCAGTCGGTGTGACCATTAATGATGTTGATGTCAGTGAGGGTTCTCAACCCGTAGGCGTCATCGTTGAAGGATATGTGAACGCAGCTCGCTTGCCAGTCAAGCCGTCCAGTAATGCTATCACTGCGCTGAAAGAAATCAAATTCAGCCACGTTTCTGACTAAGGAGGATTAACTTATGCCAGCTATTTTAGATTTGTTTAATCAAAAGACGGTACTTGATTACGTTCAAAACCGCCAGTATCCGCAATTACTTGGGGACACCTTGTTCCCATCAACCAAAATTAATCAGTTGGATTTTGAATTTCTTCGTGGTGGTTCTAAGACGCCTATCGTGGCATCTATTTCTGCATTCGATACGGAAGCGGAGATTGGCAGTCGTGAAGCGAGCGTTCAGGCCGCTGAACTTGGCTACATCAAACGCAAGATGCAGCTTAAGGAAAAGGACCTGATCGCATTACGCAATCCGCGCACACCGGCTGAACAGAACTACCTGACCAGCCTTGTGTACAACGACTTGGATGTTTTGGTTCAAGGTGTTTATGCACGCGTTGAAAAGATGCGCATGGAGGCTTTGGCAACTGGTAAGATCACCATTAATGAGAACAATCTCAACTTCGATGTTGATTACCATGTTCCAAGTGAACACCAAGTTACCGCAACTACTTCTTGGGATGCAAATGGTGCTGATCCGATTAAGGACTTGCAAGACTGGTTTGCACTGCTCGACTACGCGCCAACGCGAATCTTGACTTCTTCCAAGGTACAAACTGCCCTGATCCGGAGTAAAGCATTTGCTGACTACTTCAAGACAGCAGGCCTGTTGCCTAGTGTTGGCAGTCTCAATGCGGTTATGCAGTCGTTCGGCTTGCCAACTATTGTCACGTATGATGCCAAGTACCGTAAGCAGGGAGCCAAAGGCATCTATACCGTTGAACGGTACTTCCCAGAAGACACTTTGGTAGCCTTTGGTGATGACCAGCTCGGGCAAACCGTTTATGGTCCTACCCCTGAAGAGTCCCGACTGATTTCAACTCCGGGTGTTCAACAGGGCACTGTTGGCAATGTGTTTACCACCGTTTACGAGACTACGCAAGATCCAATTGCAACGTGGGAAAAGGCGGCAGCCACCGCGCTTCCTAGCTTCGCAGAAGCTGAGAACGTCTTGCAAGCCAAAGTGCTCGTTCCAGGCAAAACAACTACCACCACCACTTCGCACGGTTAATCAATTGATGCAAGTCGCCTATCGAAATAGGACAGTACGGGAAACCGGGCGGCTGATTGGAGGACAGAATGAAACTCATCTTGTGTCAACCCGCTATTCAGAGATTCGAATGGGAATTAGAAGTCTGCCTAACTAATCTGCAAAGTGTCGGGTTTGACATGAAAGATGTCGTTTTGCTCTTCACCGTGCATGATTATAAGGTGCCAGAAACGCTTGCCAGCAAATATGGAGTAGAAGTACACACGTATACCGACAAGCGCTCAGACAGGCAATATATTCCGTCTGTGAAGCCTTGGCTGTGGTGGCAGTATCTAGCTGAGGACCCCGAACGCGAAAAAGAGGACTATTTCTACTTCGATAGCGATGTGATCTTCCGTAAACGGCCAGACTTTCGCAAGCTGAAAGCAAAGTCTGATCGCTGGCTGTGTAGCAACACGCTTAGCTATATCAGCGTTGACTATATCAAGCAGTGCGAACACGGAGAAGAAATCTTGAAACGCATGGCTGACATTGTCGGCGTTACGGTGGCTTCACTTGAGACGATCAACCACAATTCTGGCGGTGCTCAGTGGCTCATCAGTCACCCGTCAGCTGAATACTGGCGGAAGGTGTATGCCGACAGCAACCGACTGTGGCAATACCTGCAAACGGTCGACAGCAACATCCAGAAATGGACCGCTGAAATGTGGTCGCAGTTATGGAATATGATGTACTTCAACATCGGGCCCGTCATCAGTGATGAGCTCGATTTTTGTTGGGCTACCGATCCAGTCAAGCGGTGGAATGAAACCAAGATCATGCACAATGCTGGTGTTACCGGTGATATGCATGATCTTTTCTTTAAGGGCAAGTACACCGATCGAGTCCCGTTTGGTGATGACCTTAGCTTAGTTGATAAGTTGAAGTGCTCATACAAGTACGCTCAAGCAATAAAGGCGGTGAAGTGATGGCAGAAAGCGATCCAATAAAACTTGCAGATTTGAAGACGATGATGGAAATCAAAACTGACACACAGGATGATGTGCTTAACCTCATTATCAAAAATACGACGCAGGCCTTACGATTTAAGCTCGGTTTGCGAACGGATGAGGCCTTTCCTAATGAGTTAGCCTACATTGCCTTGGAAGTCTGCGTGCGACGATATAACCGGCGTAAGAACGAAGGCATGACGTCATACGAGCAAGAAGGCCAGTCGTTCACGTTCAAATCTAATGACTTCGATGATTTTGCTGACGACATCAACGACTGGAAAGAAGCCAACGGTAAGAATGCCAAGTCTCTTGGCACCGTCAGCTTCATTTCTGGCTATCCAAAGAGGTGATCATATGCGGTTAGATCATGAGGTTACATTCTGGCTTGATGATGAAGAATATGATCCGCAAACACATCAATACGGTGATGTGAAAAAGGTGGCAACTGCAGTTGCCAGTGTCACCGACATGGGAACAGACAAGAGCGTTCAGCTATTCGGAAACTATGCTCAAAAGGCAAAGGTGATCCGATTAGTTGAGCCAATCACCGTCAATTGGAGCTATTTAACGATTGACGATGAAGCGACTCATTATGCCCTCAATACTGACCGTGTCCCGCTTCAAAACGCCACTTTGATTGTGGGTGAGACGAAATGAGCAAAGCTAGCATTAGCTATAGTATGCAGATAAAAGGCATGGACAAACTAGTAGCTGGTCTGCTTAAGCGAGCAAAGATGGACGTTGTCAAGCAAATCATCAAGCAGCAGACAGCACAGCTCCAGACTCGTTCTCAGCAAATGACGGGCACTGTGTATACAGGCCACTATGAGTGGGCTAAGGGAAAAGGACGCGTTCTTGTCAAACCAACCGGTGCCACAAAGCGTGGCATCAAGTTAGCAATTACTGATTCGGGGCTGTCCGGTATCGTAGCGATGACGCAAGAATACAACCCATACACCGAAAAAGGGACTCGTTTCATGCGGGCACGTCCTGTTTTGAAACCTGCGTTCCTTTATCAAAAGATTCAGTTTATTAATCAGCTTAAACAAGCAGCAAAGTAGGTGATCAAAATCACATCACCAGAACAAGAGCTCTACGACTACTTCTATGCGTTTTCGCAATCATCTGGTTACAAGACCTATGACCATTTGCCCATGCAGCAGGAGAACGCCCCATATCCATTCGTCATTGTTGGCGATATTCAAGTTGTTCCTATTGCAACAAAGACGTCACTCAATGGTAATGTGCTAATCACCATCGACATCTGGGGCGACAAAAAACAGCGTTTCACCGTATCTGATATGGCAGAGCGCTTTTTTCGTGCCGCGATTGGACAAGTGCTAACCGATGACTACCGATTCTATGGACGTGTAGAAGATCAGTCAAAAGAGTTCACACAAGACCAAAGTGTCCCTGACACGGTTCTCAACCGAGCCACGCTGATACTCAATCTAAATATTTTATAGGAGGCCATAACATGGCAAATGAATTGAAAGTGCTAGAAGGCATGGACGTTGTTGCCTTGGCTCGCAAACATAGCGATCAAGCAAAGGTTAGCGGCCAAATTATCCCTTGGCAGACTTCGCTGTCCTTTGATCCGTCTGTTGACAGTGATTCCACTGTTACCAAGGACGGCAATGTAGCAACTCGTAGTTCTGCAAGTACCGATCTTGAAGTCGAGTTCCTGAACAACACGGCCGCAATTGCAGACGTAATGTACGATTCACTGTTTAACGGCGAATTACTCGACTTTTGGATTCTCTACCGCAAGCGTAAGAATTCCGCTGGCAAGTATTACGCATGGTACATGCAAGTTACCGTTCAAGAAGACAGCAGCGACAATGACCCTGATGATCACTCTACTCGCGATGTCACATTCTCAGTTAACGGAACACCAAAGCGTGGCTGGACAACGCTGGACAGCGAAACTCAGGAACAGGTCGATTATGTATTCCTTGGAGTCGGCCAGGTCACTAGCATTGATAGTACCGGCGGTGGTGTCAAGTGGGATTCTGATAAAGATCCAGGTACGAACGTTTCAGGCGAAACAACTACCACCACCACTTCGCACGCTTAATTAATTGATGCAAGTCGCCTAAGAAAGTCACAGTACGGGTGAAACCCGGGCGGCTTTAAAAGAAAGGATTTTAAATCATGCAATTAACCATTAACGGTAAAGAATACGAACTTAACTTTGGTGTCCGCTTTGTTCGAGAAATGGATAAGAATATGGGTGCCGTCATGCATGGCATTAACTTTGGCATGGGTGTTGCAAAGGCACTAGCTGGTCTGAATGCATACGATGCTGCTGTTTTAGCAGACACCATTTATTCAGCCACCGTGGCATCTAAGAAACGCCCGTCAGCTAACGAAGTCGATGACTTTATTGACAGCAACACGGACTTAGACGCTCTATTTAAGCAAGTTGCAAATGAAATGAACAGTGCTAACGCAGTAAAAGCAGTAGCAAAAAACATGAAAGCCTAGATGAGGACGAAAGCGTTCAAAAGAGTAGTGAAGAAACATATCACGAAATCTTGTTAAACGCATTTGCCTATCTAGGCTTTTCTGATATTTGGAAAATTGAACGCATGACGCTTGTTGAATATGAGCTGCGTATGGAAGCCTATCAGCTTAAGCAAGTCGATAGGCAGAACGAGATTGCACAGCAAGCATGGATGAACCAGCAAGTACAGGCAACAACTGGGAGCAAGAATCCTAAGCCGAAGTTCAGGACGTTTGATGATTTCTTTGATAAGAAAGCAGCTATTGATAACGTGCGATCAAATTATGAGCCCAATTATGAAGTGTCACAGATGAGCACAACCGAGCTCAAATATACTAGAGCTCAAGTGTTTGCAAAACGGATGGCCGAATTTCAGCGTTTGAAGCGCGAAGGCAAAATCATTCCGTTATCAGAAAGAAAGGAGGGAGCACATGGCTGACAGTTTTAGTGTTGAAGCGATTTTATCCGCCGTTGACCGCAACTTTTCGGGGACTTTCAAGAATGTTGCGAGTTCTGCGTCAAAGATCGGCGATAGCTTTGAAAAGTCGACAAAGCCAGCGGGACATTTTGTATCAACCGTTAGCAAAATTGCTGGAGCTATAGGTCTTGTCAAAGTGGTAGGGGCTATTGGCAATGGTGTGAGAAGCATGGTAGGAGAACTAGACGAATCAAGCAAAGCTTGGCAGACGTTTGAGGGGAATATGAAGTTTTTGGGTAAAACGCCTGCGCAGATTTCATCGATTGAAAAGTCGTTGCAATCATATGCTCAGAAGACCATTTACAGTTCATCTGACATGGCTTCTGCCTATGCACAGTTTGCATCAGTAGGTGTAAAAGGAGTTGGCCGCCTTGTTAAAGGTATGGGTGGCCTAGCTGCTGCCACTGATAATCCCAAGCAAGCCATGAAGACATTGATGGAACAAGGCACACAAATGGCTGCTAAGCCAATGGTGCAGTGGGCTGATTTTCGTCTAATGCTTGAACAGACTCCAGCAGGCATGGCAGCCGTTGCTAAAGCAATGGGCATGAGCACCAAAGAACTGGTTCAGAATGTTCAAAACGGCAAAGTAAGCACGCAACAGTTCTTTGATGGTATCGAAAAGGCAGGCAACAGCAAGGCTTTCCAGAAGATGGCCACGAGTTACAAGACAGTCGGCGAGGCAATGGATGGCCTTCAGGAAACACTGGCAAACAAGCTTCAGCCTGCTTGGCAAGCAATGTCTAAAGTCGCTATCGGAGTTATTAGCGGAATCATTGATAAGATTGGCGCAATTAATTTTGATTCTGTTATATCATCAATCGGTAAGTTCTTTTCTCCGTTTTCGGCATTGATTTTGAACATCAAGACACAACTAAGCAGTTTGGGGAAGGGCGACTCGATGAGCGGGCTCAGTTCCGTTCTCAAAGGAGTCGGGTCCGTTTTACAAACCATTTGGAGCCTAGTTGGTAGCTTAGTCAATGTTGCATTTGTCAATCTAATTAGTATTGCTCAAAAGGTCGGAGATGCTTTTAATTCGACATTTGGTAATGGGCAAATGTCGGGACTATTTAACGGAATCAAACAAGCTGTTACAGATTTCGGAGTAGCAGCAATGGAAGCGATGACTACCGTTGGGGACTTTATTGCTAATTTACCGTGGAAAGCAATTTTTGACGGTGTTAAGGGCGCTCTAAGCGGAGTAGTAGCTGTTTTGAAGCCAATTGCAGCTATTGTTAAAGCAGCATTTGCTAACGACATCGTTAAATCATTTGCTGCGGCGATCCTTGGAGCTATCGGGGCCTTCAAAGTAATTGTATTAGCCATCGGCGGATTTTCGAGCGTTCTCGGTGTTTTTTCCAAAATTATTGGCCCTATTAGAGGCGTTATATCCGTTATCACTAACTTTGGAACTATCGTAAAAACGGCTGGTGGTGTATGGAAAGCGTTTGGATTGATCTTAGGCATGAATCCGTGGGTACTTTTGATTGCTGGGATTGCAGCAGTGGTTGCTGGTCTGGTGTACTTTTTCACTCAAACAAAAACTGGCCAAAAACTATGGTCGGGATTTGTTTCGTGGTTGCAAGGAGCTTGGCAAGGACTTGTCGGGGCTGCGCAAGCGGTTTGGAACGCAATATCGGGGGCATTTACCTCTGCAATTAGCGGCATTCAGACAGCTTGGAGCGGCATTACAGGTTTCTTCAGCAATCTATGGACTGGGATTACGACAACGGCATCAGCTGCTTGGACGGCATTCACAACCACTCTCTCAGCTATCTGGCAAGGTGCTGTTAATGCAGCAACGGCAGTTTGGAACGCGCTATCCACATTCTTCACGACTCTGTGGAATGGAATAGTTGTAGTAGCCACTGCTGTATGGTCAACCTTTGGCGGTTCCCTGACGACAATTTGGAATGGGATTGTCCAAGTTGCTACCGGTGTTTGGAACATGCTTAAAGCGGTCATTATGGGTCCTATTCTCATTGTCATTGATTTGCTTACTGCAAATTGGACACAGCTAGGCGCTGATCTCCAGCTGATCTGGAATAGCATTGTTTCCGCCGCTGGTCAGATCTGGAATGGCCTTGTTACGTATTTCTCCGGTATTTGGAGCCTTATTCAAACTTATGCAATAACCGTTTGGAATACTTTGGTTTCAGCTTTAGAGGGGCTTTGGAGTGGCGCAGTATCTGCCGCTTCCGCTATTTGGAGTGCGCTTTCGTCATTTTTCAGCGGATTATGGAGCGGTATTGTGTCTACCACTGAAGGTGTATGGAACAGCGTTGCTTCATTCTTATCCGGACTATGGAGCGGAACAGTCAGCACAGCCAAGGGAATTTGGAATGCACTTCCCGGATTCTTTTCCGGATTGTGGAACAGCATTACATCATTTTTTTCATCAGCTTGGAGCAACATAAAGTCTATTGTGATTGGAGCTGCTACTAGTATTTTTAATGGTGCTAAGGCTGTATGGTCTGGTTTTACTGGCATGGTAAGTGGAATAGTTAATGGCATCAAAGGAGCATTCAATGCCCTTCGTAATTTTAGCCTGGCTGACGCTGGCCGCGCCATCATGGATAGCTTCTTCAATGGCCTTAAAGCAGCTTGGGGGAAGATCACCGATTTTGTTGGCGGAATTGCTTCTTGGATTCGCAAGCATAAAGGCCCAATCAGTTACGATGCCAAGCTGCTCATACCTGCTGGTAACGCCATCATGAACGGCTTGAATGCAGGGCTTACTGACAAGTTCTCAGACGTCCAAAGTAATGTTTCTAGCATGGCACAAGCTATTGCTGATAGTGCTGTAGTTACGATGCCGGAAGTGAACACTTCTCCCTTTGATGCATCATTGCAGTCGCTCAACAGCAGTGTACAGGGTGCAACCTTGTCTTCAAATCTTGATGTCAACTACACTCGCAAGCAAACGATTGAGGTTCCTCTGTACATTGACGGCCGAGAGGTTGCTCGTGCAACCGCAAACCCAATGCAAACAGAGCTCAGTCGCATGACACGAATGAGCAATCGACGAAAGGGGCTATTTTAATTTTGTATGATTTCAGAGAAACAACGCCCTTCAAGGGTTCTGATAATAATCAGCGCCCAGCAGAGGCGATGCTAATAGATGGCAAGTACATTGAAGACTTGATTCCGGGTTATAGCACGCTACAGGTCAGTGGTCGAGAACTACTAAGCCAGTCAATCGAAAAACAAACGATTGGCAAGTCAGATGGTGAGTTTATCCAGTATGTTCGTAACCCTTCTCGTGAGATTGTTGTTGGCTACAGGCTTGCAGCAGCGGACAATCTTTCGTTCCGGCAAGCATTCTATAAGCTCAACAGCATCCTTCATGGCGATAGTCATCAGGTTTCTTTCAACGATGACCCATCAAAATATTGGAATGCTACTTTTTCTGATATTGACGATGTTCCTAAAGGCCGGAATGCGATCACTTCTTCGTTCACGCTATTTGTCCCCGATGGCATTGCGCACTCGGTAGCCACGAAGACGGCTGACAATATGCCATACAAGGACGTGCCAGTTAATCTCGTCACCGGTTCTGGTGGTACGTTCACGGGATGGAGTGGATATACTAGTATTGCAAGTTGGTTTGTGGATACAATG